TCATAAACGAAGATCCTGTCCTCAACAGTGCTGTAAGCACTTTGGGCCAGTCTCTTCGTGAAACAGAAGACCAATTAGCCCGCTCAATGATGGAAGGGGGTAGTCCTCCAATTAACTGTACCTCTGGTACTAATGGAGACAACCCAACAAACATTAGCCCATTAGACTGTTCTAAAGCAGTACGTCTATTACGTACAGCTAATGCTCAGTTCATTATGGACTTAATCGAAGGTGAAGATAAATTTGGAACTGCACCAGTCAGAACATGTTTCTTTGGTTTAACCCATACAAACTTGTCAGCTGACTTGGACCAAATGGTAGGTTTCCAGAACGTTGCACAATATTCTAATACAGCGAATTTGTTGCAATCCGAATGGGGAACAATTAGAAATATTCGTTTCCTATTGTCTTCAGTTGGAAGTATCTCACCTAATGCGTCTGCTAATGGTCAAGATATTTACAATATTTTCTTGCCAGGGCAGGAATCTTACGACATGGTTGATTTGGATGGATATTCAGCTCAATTCATCTATGCACCACCAGAGATTGCGTCTCCACAATTGAGACTCTATCAAACTGCTGGTTGGAAAATGGCTCAAGTATTCAACATTACGAATACAAGCTGGATTATTAACCTACGCTGCACTCTTGCAGTGGCAATCTAATAAGGAGGAAATAAAATGGCTGAAACTCAAATCACTCATGGTTCGTTTAAAAACGTTGCCTCGACTCCTTATTATCTTCCAATTCCGAATCTATTAAATAGTTTTGAACTATGGAATATGACTCAGATGGATGCTACTGTTAATGGAACAGCTGGATCTACAGCAGGAACTAGAATCATTAGAGCTTATTTCAATGAGTATTTGACTCAAGGAACTGCTTTAGTGGATCAAGCTGGTACATTTAGCGGAACTATTGCGCCTGTTTCTTCTGGAAATTTGGCTATCAATGGTTTTACTTTATTTAACAGTTATTCTCCTGCTTATTATGCACCTGTGGCTATTTCTTCATTTACACCTGGTACAACTACCGTGTGGACAACTGGAGCAGTTCATGGTTTGCAAGTAGGAGATAATGTACGTGTTTATAGTTTAACAAGTGCCCCACAATTTGGTGGCCTTACAATGACTGTAACCGCTGTAGGTTCAACTACAACATTTACAACTTTGCTAGATTCTACTGGTGCAACAACATCAATTGGTTTCATGCAAAAAGTTGGAAATGCTTATGTTGCTTCAAGAGATGGTCAATATCCTGATAATAGAGTGATTGCAAAAATTACTAATGCTAATCCAATGGTAGTAACTACATTGGTACAGCAAAACTATTATATAGGGGATGTTGTAACATTTGATATGCCAACAGTTTTTGGTGTTCCTCAACTTACAAATAGCACAACAGGCTTGCCTTTCCAAGCAACTGTTATTGCTGCTAATAATGCTGTGGGTATTCAAACAGTAACATTGGCAATTGATAGCACAAATTTTGGTGTATTTGCAATTAGTGCAACTGTAGGTGTAAGTAACCCAGGTCATTGGCCATTATCACCAGGTTATCCATTTGGATTCCCTGTAATGGTTCCACAAGGAGAAGGAAATATTAACAATTTCCAAAGTTTTGGAATTGTTCCTGCTCCTCTTCCTTATGCCAACCAAGATGTCTTAAGTTTTGCAAAACAAAATATAGGATCTCGTGGAATTCTTATCGGTGCCGGAGATGGTACATCTTCAGCTACGACAGGTGGCATTATTGGATCATCTGTAGATGTATGGTACTGGAAAGCAACAACAGTCCAACAGGCTTTTCCTCCTGTAATCTAATTTTATTTATTAATTGGCACTTCAGTCGGTTACAAAATGTAACCGACTGATTATTTTAAAGGAATATATGGCAAGAACAAAAGGATCTATTAATAAAAAGATCCAACCTATACAGTTAAATTTTGAAGAAAATAAAATATTTGGTAAAACAACTGAGGTTTCAATGACAATGGTACAAACAGAAGAATTAGAAACAATTCAAAAAGAATTAGATTTAGCTCGTGTTGAATTGGAAAAAACTAAAATTGAGATTGAGACAAAGAAAAATGAATTAAAGATTATGCCAGCACCAGTAAAGACATCTGAATCTGTTGCTATTGCTATTAAAAACAATACATTAAGTGAAAAAATTTCTACTCAGAAAGCTTATGATAATGAAATGGTGACAGGTAAGTTTTACAATTTAAGAGCTAAAGGACAGCCTGCTAAATTGACATATATGCATCATGCAGACGATCCAGTCAAATGGTATACATTTAATCACGGAGAAATTTATACAATTCAGAAAGGATTTGCTGAAGAGATAAACGATCATTATCATACTCCACATTTCATCAAAAATGAAGGTGTAATATTAGATCCATCTAATCCAGAAAGTGGTATTCATGGGGTTGATAAGAGCGATAAAATGTATAGTTTTACACCAATTAATTTCTAATGTAAAGCGGGTTTTACATGAATGCTGTGCCAAGTGAGAGTAGCGTCCAATATTATCCTGGCTATAGTCAAGAGACTGTTGCAGAAAATCTTCAATGGAAGACTATTCAATCGATTTCGAATAGTTTTCCGGCTATCATAACTACTGTTTTTCATCATAATTATCCTGCTGGACTGAGAGTAAGATTTAACATTCCTAGCATATTCGGCATGATTCAATTAAATACATTAGAAGTTCAAGTTTTAGCGATTACAAATAATACTTTAACTGTTAATGTAGATTCAAGTAATTTTGCACCGTTTGCATATCCTTCACCATTACCAGAGGCTTATACTCCTCCTGTTGTGATACCAGATGCTTCGGGTGCCTATTTACCACCTTTACCGCTCCTATATGGAAATCAAGACTCTTTCGAGGGTGTGGAATATAATAACGGGGCAATCTTTAGCCCTATCCAGTAGTTGTTGACCATTATCATAATCTTTCATATAATTTTATCCTAAAAAGGAAGTTTATATGGAATGTATTTATTGTAAAAAACAATTTAAAAGAGTTTCTACATCTAAAGAGTGTTCATTGAAATGTAAAATTTTAAGTAGAATTAATATTATAAAAAAAACAGGTTGTTGGGAATGGAATAAACCTCGTCAAAAAACAGGTTATGGCACTGTGATGTATGAATCAAAAGTAATCCCTGCTCATAGAGCGAGTTATTTAGTTTTTAAAGGAGAAATATCTAAAGGTTTATTGGTTTGTCATTTATGTGATAATAGGAAATGCGTTAATCCTGATCATCTTTGGTTAGGTACTTGCAGTGAAAACATGATAGATTGTTCACGAAAAGGAAGACTTGTTGATAATACTGGCAGAAAAAGATCTCATGAAACTATCGCAAAATTAAAATTAAGGCCTAGACCAGATAAACGAGGGGAAAAACACCATTTAACAAAGCTAACAAATGAAAGTGTATTAGATATAAGAAAATCTTCAGAAATTGGTATTTTAAATTGTGAACTTGCGATAAAATATAATGTATCAAAGCAAACTATTGCTGATATAATCAAAAGAAAAACTTGGGCTCATATATAGTTCTGAATAGGATTTAGTCATGGCGTTTACTCAGCTTATAAGTCTCGATCAGATGAGGAATACGACTAGACGCATGACTGCAAGGTATGACGAAGCGCAGATGAGTACGGCTCAAATAGATACTTATCTTAATATTGCTTACACCCTTCGCTTTCCTGAACAATTCAAGAATATCAAGTTAACTAAGCCATATACGTTCCTTACGACGCCAAACGTAGATACATATGACTTTATTTATGAAGAGAATCCAGTAAGCGCAACAGGGCAAGTGGCCACAGCCTCCCCTGGAAGTATTCAAATTACTCCTCCAGTGTATTGTCAAGGATATATATTAAGATATTGGCAAGACAAGTCTACCTTTTATAATAGATGGCCTAACTTATCTGTTAATCAGATTATTAATAGTGGTGGGAAAGCTGCTAATGTTGCCTATACGGGAAAAATACCATCTACACCATTCTATAGAGCGCAATTAGATATATTTGGAAATGTCACAGAAGCGACTGTCATTATTTCAGCAAGTGTAACGAATGTTCAAAGCGTTAATAGTGGTTTTGTTTATACACTTACAGATGTTCCACAACCTCTTTCTGGTACTCCAAATATTGGATTGTTAGTCGAGGAAAGCGGATTACAAGCTGGAACCGTTAATTATCTGACAGGTGCTTATATATTTACACCTACAAATTCTGCTGTTATACCTGCCGAAGCTACTATTTACGC